GAAAATGAAACAGAAGAAAATGAAATGTGAAATCTTTCGAGATTCCATGCAGAATTACAAGAGATATGCAATCCCACCAGCGCAGCTAATCATAGCCGACGTGCCGTACAATGTCGGTAATAACTTTTATGGCAGTAATCCTAAGTGGTACAAAGGGGGAGAAAATAAAAACGGTGAAAGCAAACTTGCAAAGAAAGCAGCGTTCAATTCGGATTTTAATTTTAATTTGTATGAGTATTTTCATTTTTGCTCAAAAATGTTAAAGAAAGAACCTAAGAAAGCTGGTAAGCGTGGACGAAGTTCTGACGCACCATGCATGATTGTGTTTTGCAGTTTTGAACAGTTAAGCACATTGATCAGCGCAGCTAAGAAACATGGCTTTGTGAATTACATACCGCTTGTGTTTGTAAAAAACTACAGTCCACAGGTATTGAAAGCGAATATGCGTGTTGTAGGTGCTACGGAATACGCTTTGGTATTATACCGGGGCAAATTACCGAAATTTAGAAATGGCGCACAGTTTGATGAAAACGGAAAAACAATTCGAGGCACAGGGCACATGGTATTTAACTGGTTTAAGTGGGAGAAAGATGGAAAAGAGATACCTAAAATCCATCCAGCTCAGAAGCCAGTAAAATTATTGGAACAACTGATTCAGACATTTACTGATCCTGGAGATGTGGTTATCGACCCATGCTTTGGATCTGGTAGTACACTTCGAGCAGCGAGAAATCTCGGTAGAAGTGCATTTGGTTTTGAGATTGATCGGAATTTTTACAACCGGGCAAAGAATGAAATGCTTGCGGTTGAAGATGAAGTGCAGATGAGTATAGAAGATTTTATTGGAGGTGCGGAATGCTAGATTTTGGATATTACAACACGGATTGTATGGATGGCATGAAAGAATTTCCAGATAAATATTTTGACATCGCCGTTGTAGACCCGCCATATTTTAGCGGACCGGAGAAAAGAGGATTTTACGGGAGACGCATAAGCCCGATTGGAGTTCAAAGAGTATATCAGAAATCTGCAGAATGGACAATTCCAGATAAATCGTATTTTGATGAATTGTTTAGAGTCTCTAAGAATCAGATCGTTTGGGGATGTAACTATTTTGACTATCATTTCCCTCCGGGTAGGATTGTATGGGATAAATGCAATGGCAATACGGATTTTTCAGATTGCGAAATCGCATTCTGCAGTTTCCATGACAGCGTGAGGCTATTTCGGTATATGTGGAACGGAATGTTCCAAGGAAAGAGCATACAGGAGGGGCATATCCAGCAAGGAAACAAGAAAAAGAATGAAAAGCGGATGCACCCTACTCAAAAGCCAGTGATGTTGTACAGATGGTTGTTTGACAGATACACAGAAAGAGGAATGAAATTACTGGACACGCACGTTGGGAGCGCAAGCAGTCTGATAGCAGCGCATGATGCAGGACTGCAGTATGTTGGATTTGAATTGGATAAGCACTATTATGAACTTTCCAAGAAAAGGTTGGAAGAACATACAGCGCAAATGAGTTTAAGTGATTTCGTGGAGGTGACAACAAAATGAAAATCGAATTAAAAGAGATAGACAAAGACACATTGAAAGTTGGAGATTGGGTCGGGATTGCAAGAGAAGTGAGTTACGGATGGGGTTCATCATTCCGGCATCAGTTAATTACTCCGGCACAAATCACAAGAATCACTCCAAAGCGAACCAAATTCTTTACGGATATGTTTGGAGAACATGACAAAAGAGAAGTATTTTATGAGTGTGATAGTGAAGCTGCGAGAGAAACTTTTCTTGCTAAGACATTTAGATATATTCAGGACGGAATATTTGAGTTAACTGAATCGAAAAGAAAAGATCGCATTGGGAAAATCAGTGATGAAGATCTGCCGGAAGTAGCTAGACACATGAAAGCAATGATGAAGATTTTGGAAAAGTACAAAGAGAAATAGGGTAGCAGCTAAAAATAGCAGCTAACAGCACCTTGACAATTGAATATTGATGGTTGGAATGGTATAATTTCTGTATCATTTACAGGAGATGCAGAAATTATGTTAGAAAAGATAATACGATTTTTTAATGAACATCCGATAATATTTTTTATATGCGTGTTTTTGGGATTGATAGTAGTGCCTACTGCGATTATTCATTTTGTTTATATAATTCCTACAGAGTCATGGTGGTCTCAAGTAACTATTCCAGCAGGAAATATGTTGGCGTATATAGGAACTGTATTAACATTTTGTGTGACATTCATGTTGAGTATGACAGTGTATCTGTCAAATAAACGACAAAATGATAGAACACAAATTTCAAACAATAAAGCCATGTTTGTTGTAAATAATGAACAAAAAGTAAAGATTGATTTTCTAAATCCTGGTACACGAGAAGTTGATGACATTTTTATTGAAATGGAATTAAAATTGTTATCAAATGTTATGATTTCAAAATTGAAAATAAAACATTTGTCCATATATGATATTGAGCATCCGAGAGAAAAAGAAAAACAATTTTATAAAGAATACGAAAAAGAAAAAAATGTTAATTTTCAATATGAAGATAAAGAACACTTAATAATAAATTTTGATTTGCAAGATGAGAAAGCTGAGAATATATTAAAAACAGCAGAACAATTATGTATAGGCTTTGATATAGATGCTATATGTGAAAACGTAAAAACGAAATTGACTGTAAATATAAGTTGCACATCTTATCAGAAAGTAGGTAAAATTTCTTTCAAAGCCAGAAAGGAATGCTATATAAAAAATTCCAATTCTTTTCTACACAAAGCAGAAATTATTTAGAATTTACCAACCATCAATATTCGGTGGTTGGTATTTTTTTACGCATTTTTAAGGAGAAAGGAACGAAACATAATGGCTAAATTTATTATTGAAGTGGAACTGGACTGGGTAGACGAGGAAAACGGATACACTATTGATGAAGAAATCAAAGAACAGGTTGTAAGAGGTGTCAAGGATGCACTTCTTAGGAAAGCAACAGATGAAGCTGTACAGAGAGTGGATAAAGCTATTGCAGATAAGATTCTCGAAGCAGAAGGAACGATTCAAGATACTGTAGACAAATTTGTTAAGACCGTATCAGAAGAAAAGATTGCAAATATCATGATGCCGACAAGAACAGGTTCATGGAGTAGTGATGTAAAATACATTCCATTGTCTGAATATGTTGGAAAGAGATTTGAAGCATTTTCTAAGGAAAAAAGGTATGACAAATACGGAAATACTACCACCTATTCGAGTGAGCGAGAATTATCTATGGCTGAACTACTCACAAGGCAATATCTTGAAAAAGAACTTGGTGCAAAAGTAGAAAATATGATTGCTACTGCAAAAAGAGAAGTGGAAGAAAGTCTTGTGAAGTCACTGGAACAGAAGTTGAAAGAGAATCTTGCGAAAGAAACAATTGAGAGAATGAATATTCCTGATGTTTTGAAGAGGTTTAGTGAGATGGCACTTGAAGATAAAACCGAATAGATGTATGAGGGAGAGTAACGAATTATGAGAAAGTATGTAGTTAAACTACCAAGAGGAATTGAAGTGGATATTTTTAATCTGCCGGAAGATTTTGAAGAGCAGATAAAAGAATCTTTCAGAGATTATACAGAGGAAACCGCAAAAAAATATAGGTATTGCGACAAGCTTGGATATATTGATCGTTGTGTATGGTATCTGAATAATGGCAAAGATTCTGAAGATGCCGTAAATGAAATGGTCGAGGGACGTATCCTTTATGAGTGGAGAGAAAACGGAGAAATTATACAGGAAGATGATGTGTACTGTTTTGAATTCATGAGCGAATGCTATGACAGAGGAAATAAAGATGCAAAGCTGTATTCTCACTTCGGCAGTGACGATCATCACATTTATGACCAGCTTCAGAAAGTACTGGTAAAAGTAATTACAATTGTAATGAATTATGAGGACTGATGAAGAAAAGGAGAAATCACATGAAAGGGAAGAATACACTGGAAGATAAGCCTTTTCGATATGGTGGGATTTTGAAACAATACAGCAAAGATTGATAAAGGCAGCAACGGAGGGATAAAGCGTGGCAGCAAGGAAAGCAAGAAAACCAAAGTACCAGAAAAGCGAATACCCAACATTGCCGGGGCAACTGGGGTATCTTAACAGCTATTATTGCCCGGTATGCGGAAAGCATTTGTTTTCGGCATACGACAAGGACATGAAGAAAGACCGGGAAGATGGCTATTGCTTCCATGTGTCAAATGACTTCAACTATTGCAGTAAATGTGGACAGTTACTTGACCTTGACGAATGGAAGAGAAAAGAAGAACCGCCGGAAGCGGCAGACGAATTGAAATTTGATGATTGAGAGGTGCAGGCATGACAGAACAGGAGAAACAAGAAATCATTGCGGAAGTTAAGGCTTCCGTGATGGATGAGCACAGATGCGTATGTAAACCGATTATACTTAGGAAATATCCTAATTTTTTCAATTACATTCTGTGTAAGTGCGCACAATGTGGAGCAGAGACAATGACAGATGCAGAGCATCAAAATGTTAACTATTGTAGCGCATGTGGTTGCAAACTAGATTGGAGCGATGAAGATGAAAATTGTAAAAGGTAAAGAACAGGAATATAAAGACTGGTATGAAAAAAACAGTGATCCATACGGTAGAGCGTGTTTTACATATGCTGAAAGATGGGCAGAAATGATGGAAGAGAAGATAGAAGCATCAGAAGAAGACGAAATGAAAGTTATTGTTGATAATGCAAAGCAGCTGAGCTATGAAGCGGGTAAAAATGGAATCACAGGATTTATGTATGGAGCAGCTGTCCGTATTCTTTCTCAATGCTGGGAATACGGAGAATGTCTAAGAAAATGGCACAACAAAGAATATGGATATGACGGTAACGGCGTTGTAAATCCGGCGGTCATAACTGTTGGCTGAAAAGGAAAACAAAGATGAATGGTAAAGACTTTATAAGAGCGCTTGAAGAAGCCATGCTAAAAATAGAGCTGTCAAATAAACACATTTTATTTATGCATCCTGAAGATATCGCAATACTTGATTTGGACAAGGTGAGCAACGCTATATATCTTGTTGAAGAAAGAAGATTGGAACATGGGAAAGTAATAGCGATTACAGATGAAGAATTTAAAAAGATTGTATG